TTCTAGAAGGAGTTTTCCTAATAGAATCACGAATACTCTGATACCCTAAAACATCATCGTACACCCATTCTGCATTTTCCATTATGCCTTCAACAAATGCAGAAGGTGCCGATGGATCGGCTACAATATCGATAGTACATAACTTGAAGTCTGAACCAACAATAGAAACATCACCTTTCTTGGTTAATGAACCAAGGCCTCGCGATGATACTCCAAGTTTAACACCACCATCAAGTAATCCTTTTACGATATTACCCATTGGTGTATTTAAAATCTTTGCTTTCCCTATATAATCATTTCCAGACTCTTTTAGTGAAGTTATTAAATGACTTGCACGTTCTGGATTGATTGTTGGATTTGGTGGATGATTTAATTCACCAATTGAGCGTTTATTTTTTATCTCCTCATTAACATAACGGCCAACTTCTTTAGCCATAATATGTTTAGGATAAACTCTACCATTACGATTTTTCACAGTTGACTGCATAAATATACCTTCAATGTAAAGATCTTTGTCATTGCCCTCGGTAATGACATAAATTTCCTCGTCTAGTAGCTCTGTTATTAACTTCATTTAACTTTCCTCTTTGTCTGAACCTTTATTATTATAAAGATTAGAACCAACAGTCTGTCTAAGCTGATCTATCTTGGCCAATACTTTATTAGACATAATATATCTAAAAGTTTCTTTAGCTCCAATTAGATTATCATTCTTTAACTTATTAATTAAATCCATCCTAATATTCCTCATCATCTGTAGTGTATTGTTTATTTGAAAATTCTTTCTTTATATCTGCATCAATATCTTGAATTTCTTGATCTGTATGACGGAGCACATGTCTTCTAACATAATCATGGCTGAAATACTTACCAATATAATCAGTTAAATCTGAAATAGTGTTTAATCTTTCTCTAAGCACCTCAGATTCTTTTAACTCTGCATAATAATTATCTTCCACAAACACATATGTGATAACCTCTCTTAACTTATCCCATTCAGTACTAGTAATAACGCCCTTTAACAATAACTGTGTTTTTAATAAATCATCAAACATAGTTGAGAACTTTCTTCTAAGTTTAGATATATGCTTAGAAAACCTAACCTCATCTCTGGTAATCTCACCAGAAGAACCAAATGAGAATGATGACTCTGGGTCAAGTCTTGATATAGGAACGTTCAACGATTTATATAATTTCTTCTGAAAATATATAATATCATCTATATCAGCTAAGTTAGTGCCTGCTGGAAGTGTAGTTATCTCTGTTCCTTTCTGCCCTTCTCTTCTCGGCAACCAGAAATCTTCCATCATACTCATCTTATCTGATGCATTAGTTAGTTCACCTGTATTAGAATCATAAACCATTTTATTTCTATAACGATTCATAATATCTTTTAAGTGTTCCTCTGCCTTAGCTTTAGGCATATTACCAACATCAATATAAAATATTCTACGTTCAGGAGCTCGTGTTAAACGGTATATAACCTGTGCATTCTCCGTCATTCTTAACTGATTTGCTGGTCGTACTGCTTTATGAAGTGCAGACAACACTAAACCATCATTACGATTAATAATACCTGATGAAACATAACAAATAGAATCTAAAGAAACTTTTATATCAGAATACCCCAATTCATTCATAGGGGTATATACGAAATATTCTTCAATACCAGTGACAAGATCTATACCACTTTTAGGATCTTTTTCTTTAATTATCTCTCTTACCTTTTTAATCTCTGTTGGATTAATAGGTCTTAATTCGAGTAAACCTTTCTTTGGTGAAGATATGTTTATTATCTTATGATAATATAAACGACCATCAATATACCAATTTCTAAATATATCATGACCCTGTGCATTAAAATTGAGTAGTTTTAATATCGTATTAAACTCATCTTGAATATATTCTGTTATTTCTTCTGAATAATCTGAATCTGATATTGAAATACTAACCGATTGTCCAGTTATATCATCTGATATAATAGCTTCATTAACTATATCTTCAATAGCATGATCAACTTCTGGTAATTGTGAAAGACCACGATATTGTATAATTAGTCCATTTTCAGTTGTAGCAGTATCTGGGCCTTCATTAACAATAGACCCAAAAAACCCAGACACCCCAATATCATTAGTACCATCATCAGCTGATGGTACTACAAAACTATCATTTTCTTTCGTTTTTTTCTTCTTTTTAAAAGAAAACCCGAAAATACCTTTATTATTTTCTGTCATATTACTATTTATAAGATAAAATATTATGTGTTAAGTATTAGATTTCCAATAATCGCCACCTTCCCAAACACCATCATTATTAGATATACTATCTGAATGTATGAATGGTATTATATCATTGTCAATCTCTTCAATATCATTAGTGTATAACTCCCTAAACTTATCATTACCTATATATTCAAAATTTTCTTTACTCGAATACCAAGCTAGCATAACTAATGTCATAACAACATCGTCATGGCTACCACGTTCTGCTTGGTATGATTTACCATTTAATATAAAATTAGATAATTCATATAATGTAATTTGATCTTGTATTATAAGTTTATAATTCTCAATTAAATCTTTTAATATTGAACAACCAATTCTTTTAGTTAATGAAGTTGTTCTAACACCAAGAGCATATTTCTCAGTTCCAGTTTTCTCATTAATTAAATTATTATACTCATACTCATAATTTAAAAGATTTACTACTGATGAACCAATATCATTTGATTCTACTAATATATATGCATTATTATATTGAATTCCTAAATTATTTATCAATTTAGAATATACCAATGGAGTAATCTCATTTGAACGAAAAATTGCAGCTTGTTTTAAAGGATATTCTGTAACATTAAATACTGATGCTACAGAGTAATCAAGACCTTTACCATGTGATGTATCTACTGTAATTATATATTTATGTTCGTCAATAGGCAACTCATAATAACTTATATTGTGTATTACTTTTATAGGATCATTAGATACAATGTTTTTTAATACTGCAGCTGATATCAATGAATTTGTTGAACCCATTGCAATATTTTCATGTTCTTGCATGAAGTCTTCTATAGAAGTATTTGCAATAGTTTGCTCTTTCCACTTATCATCACGGCCTGGAACATCATACCAAAGAACCTCAAATGGCACGAATTCATTCTGTTTACGTTCAGCCTTAACACGAATTGTGTTGAAATGATTCAACTTGTTTATAGTCGATACCAGTATAACCTTTGTTTCTTTACCAGAAGCAATAGTTGGATATGTTGATTTGTAGAACTCATCCCAATTTTCCACAAATGCCGCTTCATCAATAATTAAACATGAAACCGATTGTCCACGAATAGAACTTGAGCTAGTTGCTCTAGCCATTATACGGCAACCATTCTCAAACTCTACAGTTCTTTTATTCCATTCGGTTACATTGGGTTTTAACCAATTGGGTATTAACTCAAATGCCATTCGCATTCTCGATAATATTTCCTGTGAAGTGTCGCCTTTGTTAGCTAATATTGCAACAGTTTTATCTTTAGAAAATAAAATATAATGTAAAATGAATACAGTCGTTGTAGTTGTCTTGCCTGATTGTCTAGACTGTGTAACTATATTAAATCTTTCTTTACTGAATTGACGAAGTAGTATTTTTTGATAATCATATAAAGGTATTTTCATCTTGCCTTTATCAACAGACACAATAGTGAAATAATTCTCAGCAAAATACTCTATATCATCAGCACACTTCTGAAACTCTATAATTTGTTCTTTGGTGTATTGGTGTTTGTGATTTCTCTTTGTTAGATGTTGATTATTTAAATAATGATCAGACATGTCATTTCTTTAACATATCTAATAAGTCTGTAGAAGAACCAACAAATAATGTATTATTCGTAATATTTATATTATCAGTATCATCTAAATTTAATTTTATCTGTTTTTCATGGAGAACTGAAAGCTTATCTGTAGTATCTCCAATAGTCTTAATTAACCCTGAAAGAACTTCATAGGTTCTAGGATGTTCTGACTGTCTAGCAAGCTCAACCAAGTCGGAAAGAGCTGCATTGCCATTTTCTACCAGATTATAAAGATTCTCTCTAGTATAATCATAATCATTCTTTATGTCAATAGAATTTGAACCAGTTTTAACAACTTCCTGTTTTTTGTAAGGAAGTATCTCTGATGGTGATATATTAAATGTTTTGTCTAACTTAACCATAAATGCCCTCCATATAAATTTTTATAATATAATAATGATACATTAGGTATCTTCCCAAGAACTCCACGAATCGGTAAATCCGAAATCATCATTCTCTGTAGCTGTAACTGGATCTGGTGTTACAGAATATGTCTGTTTTCTTGAAGGAGAATTGACAGGAACATCCGCATACATAGAAGAATCTACCTTCTTAATGATTTTCTGTGATGTAACTGGGCCATATAACTGTACTTGTGCTGTAAAAGATATGGTATATATAATAGCACGTCTTGTTTCATAATCACCCTCATAGTCATCTTCATATGAAATAGAATCTAAAATAATTGGAACATCCTGTAGATTTTTCATCTCAGAATCATCACGAATTGATATTGTATATGATGGTGAAAATGTTGGTAATATCTGTTCGACAATTTGAACACCATCATCAGAATTCTTAACCATAACAAATAAATTAAACTCTACATTATAAGGCACAGGAGAAAACTGTCTAGATACACCTTTATCCTCATCAGCAAGTGGAACCTTTATTGTATTAATCTTGTTCTGTTTTCTAGAAGAATCATACGAAAATCCACCAAGTTCAAACCCTATTCTAGGTAATGACAGTGCTATAGATTTATTTAAATTAGGATCTTCCCTTAAACGAGCCAGAAATTTTTCTTTAGGCCCATATGATAATGGTATCTTCATTTTTTGTTTAACAACACCTGAAGAGTCTTTTCTAATTAAATAAATTTCATTAAATATCGAACCAAAACCTACTACAGCCTTCTTCAATATTTCATGATAATATGGGTCATTTCCTAACATTATGGTTCACCAAACGGGTTTTTATATGTAAAATCTAGTATTTTATCGGATTCTCTTTGAATCCATTCATTGATAGATGATTTGTCTATAGTTTCTAATGAATATGTTTCTTGAATTAAATTATTACCATTCTCAAGTAGTAATTCCCCTGTACCATCTTCCAATAAAAAATCATACAAATTAATTAAATTTGTTGAATATGTATCTTCAATAATATCTATTTCAGCAACACCAGTGTCCAATTCTTCGTTTGAGTATTCAAACGTTTTACATGATAAGGTGTATATCGGGATATTAGCGTTTACACTACGGTTATCTTCATCTTCGACAAATGTTATTTCATATAATTTCTTTTGAACTGGAAAATATATTAAATCCCCCTCATTCGGCCGTGTATTAACGATTAGGTTTTGATCTAATGATATGATTTGAATCCATCGTTTTTTAGAAACCTGAAACTTAGCCTCATCTCTGATTTCTAATCCAAACTTGGAAAGAGCATCAGCTTCACCAGAACCGATTGAATTGTTCTCAAAATACATTTCGATAACGTATGAAGAATTAAACTTTGATAAAATATCTTCACCAAATAACTTATCTTCTTTAACTAATTTTCTTGGAATATAATATACATCACGACCAAAAGCCTTAATCTGCTCTATGATTATTTCTTCATAAAGAGATTTTTCTCTAAAGTTATCTTGATTGAAAAAAACTGAAGTTGCCATATATTATCCCACTAAAAAATCTAATGGTGCATCGTATGTAGATTTAATCTTTTCCTCTAGTGCATCAATAGCTTCTTGTCCCTGATTGTATATAGTATCAGCATCAATCTCTACACCACCAATCATCGTGATTCCTTTGAATTTCTGAAGATTCTGACCCCATTGCCTTTTAATAAGAGCAGTGGCATATCGTTTTAAAAATATATCATTATACATCTTAATAGCAATTGACGGATCTGTTTTTCTGTAACATTCAATAACAATAACATCTCCAATTTTCAGTATAGAATCCCATATATCATCAAAATATAATTTGGACGCTAATTGATTGAACCTAATGCCTGGCTTATTGTTAAACATATTGTCTAACATATCAATATGAGTTTTTAATAATTCGTGTGATACTAATGAATCGCCTGCGTTAATATCAATTAATCCAGATTGAATCATTGTAGCATGATTGTACCAGTTAGTACCAAATGCTGTTGATGGATGATATATTCTTAGTACAGAAATGACTGAATCTGGTAAAGGAAACCAGTTCTCTTTTTCAGTCCAAACAGCAGAAACTGAATCCTGTGTTCCCGTTGATGATTCTGTCGTTAATGATCTGTCTAAATCTGCTTGGGAAACTGTATGCGATAAATATACTCTTTCCATTCCATCATAATGAAACTGGCTGAAATATTGGAGTGCTTCGTCAATACGATCTGTTATTTGATCATCATCTACATTTATATCAACAACTGGCTTACCGAGTTGTCGTAGACAATATTCTATTAGATTTGCTTTTGTTGTGATAGTCATATAATCATCTTTGTTGTTTATTATACTACATTATTTATACTAACTATCATTATGAAAATACTGGGTAGACAAATATCTACCCAGTATAAATAATCAAATTAACCTATACGACTTCTGCCTCAAAATCGTCTGGGGTTTCTTCCAACCTTCTTTTCAACTCTTCGACAAACGCTCGTTTACCGAAAAGAAGCTGATCAATATTGAATTGGAAATCTTGCGCTCCAAATCCATGACATGATTAATTATCATTTTTAGCTCATCGCTAAGATCATCAATATTATATTCTACTTCATCAACTGTGATAATATTTTTTTCTTTCTCAACTTGAGTTTCTTTTAATGTTTCACTCATCATAATTCTCCTATATTATTATAAAAATAACCAAGGCTATTAACCTTGGTTGGTTGGTATTAAACAGATGCTGCTTTCACCGCACTCAAATCTTCTGTTGTCCAAAAGTCTTTAGCAATCATTAATACGAGATGCTCTTTATTTCTGGCAACTGTGTCTGCCCAATCGTCATCTTCCATATCTTCTGGCTTTCCACCGTTAATTAAATCAACACTATGGCCCATAGCTAAAAAGTGTTGTGCGATTTCTTCTACTGTTGGTACTTCTACTTCTGGTGAGTCTTGCATATTTATTTCTCCTGTTTTATGCGTTTTCAAGGGCTTCTAAACGAACCAGCAGTGCCTTGTTCTCTGCTGCTAATTCTTGAATTGCTCCAACGAGCAAAGGTACAAGTTTAGATTGGTCAATACCTTGCATATCTGGAACTTCGTGTTCACCCATAACAGCTTCAGTGACTACTGTTTCACCGTCCATAACTGCTGGGGTTACTTCGTATTCCTCCATCTTCATGGCATCTTTCTCACCAGACACGCACTCAGGAACAACTTCATGTGCTTCATGTGCTAAGAAACCATCGACTGTGGTAGTAGCATCAGCAATGAAGTTGAATCGACTTGGTTTAAGTTCTTTCAGCCTGTCAATAGAACCAGTCATTGGTACTACGTTTTCTTTTAAGCGGTAGTCTGATGATGTGTTGAACAAAGTTGCTGAGGCACTAGTTCTTATTGAGCCGACCTCACCATTAGGGTTATAAAAAGCGTTATGTGTAGAGTTACCAGTACCATTGATGCTACTCTTTCTTGCAGGAGAACCCGAATACCCAGTATATTGTATAGCCCCTGTTGTCGCGCCTGTTGCGCTAAAAGTACCCCATTCAGAATTGCCAGAATTATCAATAGTCATCGCATCAATCCAACTAATCGTTGAACCTGCTGTGCCTGATGTGGCTACTTGGAATTTATACGTTCCCCCACTCAGTGATAGACGAGTTGCTGTACTAGTGTTATCATATTTTGCACCGCCATTCTCATAATAGTTTTGACCAAGCTCTAGGTTCTTTGTGTCTGACCTTCCTGCGATAACTCCACCGACACTAACTTGTAGAGCCTTCCAAGTACCCTCCCAATTACTAGGCGTTACGTCAATACCAACATTGCCAGAACCATCCACCCGAACTCTAGGATTACCATCCCCATCCGACAACACAATGTTATTGCTTGATGTGCGAATATCTAAGCCAGCTTGGTTGCCGTTGAAACGACCGATGATGGTGTTCTTTGAGCCTGTGGTTATAAACTGTCCGGCATCCTTACCAACCGCTGTATTGTCATTACCAGTAGTGTTGGCGTACAGACTATTCCGACCAGAAGCTGTGTTGTCTACACCTGTGGTGTTGGTTAGGAGACTATGATAACCAGTAGCTGTGTTGTTATTACCTGTAGTGTTGGAGTGGAGACTTGATAACCCAGTAGCTACGTTGCGATGACCTGTAGTGTTACTCTTGAGACTCTCATACCCAGAAGCTGTGTTGTTGACACCTGTGGTGTTGTTGTAGAGACTCTGAAAACCAGAAGCTGTGTTGCTGAAACCTGTGGTGTTGGAGAAGAGACTCCTACGACCAGTTGCTGTGTTTTCATCACCTGTGGTGTTGTAGTACATACTCTGATAACCAGCAGCTGTGTTGCGCCCGCCTGTGGAGTTGGTGTAGAGACTATAATAACCAGTAGCTGTGTTTTCATCAGCTGATGTGTTGTTTCTGAGACTTAAGTGACCAGTAGCTGTGTTGTATTTACCTGTGGAGTTATCATGGAGACTCTGATAACCAGTAGCTGTGTTGGAAATCCCTGTGGTGTTGTTGTAGAGACTCGTATAACCAGTAGCTGTGTTGTTATCACCTGTGGTGTTGGAGTAGAGACTCTTATGACCAGTAGCTACGTTGTATTGACCTGTGGTGTTTGTGTACATGCTCGCATAACCAGTAGCTGTGTTGCCATTAGTTGTGCTGCTATAGTAGAGACTCTGAAAACCAGTAGCTGTGTTGTAGTCACCTGTGGTGTTTGAGTAGAGACTCTCACGCCCAGTAGCTGTGTTGTATTGTCCATCGGTGTTCTTGTTGAGACTCTGATAAC